AGTAACTCCGCATTGCCACCGTTCATAGAAAACGAACTGCCAGCATTCGCACGAGTAGAAGCCGTAATCGTGAATTGATTTACATCGATTACCGAACTGACGGTATAGGCTCCCAAAATGGTGACATTGTTTCCACTCGTTGCAATCGGAAACACGACCGTTACGCCAGCCGCTGCTATGCCATGAGCGGTAAGCGCCACCGTGACGATTGAACTTCCATTCGTGGTGGTGAACAATGGCACCATGCCGGCGTTGTTGACGCTAGCCGTGGCATTTTTCTTTGCGGTGATTGTGTAGGAGTGAATCCCTACGACCGTCGTAATCGAATAGATACCCGACAGGATCAACCCGCCAATTGAAATCGGCGTATTGAATAGAACCGAATCGTTTATCGTGACGTTGGAAATGTTGGGATCAATCACCGTGACGGTTGGCGTGTTGATGATCGTCGTGAAGTTCGGCGCAAAATCTGATTTTAGCGTCTGTGGTGTAATGTCCTGAAGTGAACCACTCGTGATCACATCCAAACTTGTCGTGGTGCCCACAAGCAGATGATTGACCGCGTTGAGATCCGCCCATGCGTGTAGATCGCGTGGAACTCCAGAAACGGCCGATACGAAGAACTGCAGCCAGCCACCTAGCTTCTGCGCCAGCGAATCTCTAAAGCGGATCAGTTGTGATTGGGCATAGCCTGCCTCTAGGAGCGTCGGTGTACGCTCAACATTAATGCCGGGAATGAGTTTTACTGAGCCGAAGGGCATTTCACCCAGCCCGGATCATGCAGATCCCAGAGATTTGCGTAGGAGGCATGTTTTGCGAATTGCCCGCACCCGCCGTCTGGCTGGCAAAATTGATGTTGTGGTTATGCTGTTGAAGTGGGAATCCGGTTACTTGCGTGTTTAGGTTAATAGCACTTGAAGGGGTAGTAAACGAGGCTCCGCTTGTCCCAGTTGCAGATCCACTACCTACTATAACACTAGGTAGACCGTGGTCGTGAGGTTGATTATCTGCGCCAGAAACTCCAACCACACTGTGAGAGTGAGTAAAAAGATTCTGATCTCCACCCGTTGATAAAACAACGTCGCCGTTAATGCCGGATACTGCCGTGGTGATACGCCCAGTCCCTCCGTTGAGATAGAATCGGGCTCGGCCGCGCAAGTCAGGAAGCGTGGTTCCTCCAAGAATTCCGACCAAATACGGGTATGTTCCGCCACTGAACGTTGAGCCGTCGCAATTTAGATAAGGTGGCACCGTGCAATTAGATACCCACGACGGAACAGCAGTCCCGGCATAATCCAGATACGACCCGATACGACCGAGATTTCGGAAAAAAACACTATTACCGTTTACCTGAATATCGGTGATCTCAGCGGGAGGGACCGATATAACATTGGTACCAGTCCCGGCCGCCACAAGCAGAGGAAAGGTACCTTGGGTCAAATTGTAAATAGACCACCAGCCTTGAATGTTTGCAGGAAAATTTATGCTGGTCGGACTTGATAGAGTTCCGGTTATGCTCAGCGTGCCATTGGCGAGTTGCGTTGGCGTAAGAGCATTTCCACCAGCCGATACCGCAATCGATGAGACCCCGCCCAATATCGTATCAAGCAGCCCGAAGTTTCCATTATTTGGAACATCCCACGTTCCAACATCCGAGCCTCGGGTTGGTTGAGCAAGACCACGATTAACCGTTACCGGATCTACCATTTCATGTCCTTGGTGGCGTCGCTAATGGAGTTGGCGAACTCGATGACCACGCCTCGGATTGGAACTTTTTTCGCATCTCCTCGATCGTAGCCGATTTCAGCGACTTGTCATACTTCGATTGCCACGTAACACCGGATTGAGGATCATCCGCCGCAGCACCAAAGTTCTTGAGGTACCCCGCGCCCATAACGAGCGCCGCATTCAGAAAAACATCCGGGAAATATGTTGAAAGCAGAGTAGTCGTATTCGACGCGCTCAGCGGGGCCGGTCGCTGTGTCCCGACGACCTCAACCGTGTAGTTCTGATCGGGCCATGGGGCCACGATGAAGTTGTTCTGGTTGATCGGAGCAAAATAGACCGGGACTCCAGCGCCAGTATTGCTTGGATACAGCACATCCAGCATTTCCTTGCTGGCCGGCAGCAATGGATTGCGCGTCCCGCTATCTGGATTTGATGTTCCTGAAGGCGTAATCACGTTCAACTGCTGGGTAACCAAAAAAGGACCGTTTGTGCCAGAGGCATTCTCAGCGAAGTTGCGATTTCCTGCGGTCAAACTAGCCGATGAATCCCGAAACACGGTATTGAGCAAATCAAGATCGCGGTATGACATTTGCTCTGCGTCATCAATAATTGATGGCAACGCTGTAATGAAATTCGGGTCATTGACCGGCACAACCAGAAAATTGGCTAGCTGCGTTGTGAATTGAGACCAAGTTAAACTCATGGCATGTCGTACCCGATCAGGATTATGGCATGCATTGCGGCACGCGATATTGTGGGGCGACTACGGCATACACACGATCTTTTGCCGCCGCTCCAGGCGCCGCCGCTTCCGATCGAACGGCAGCGAGTTGTTGGCTTGCCCGCTGGGTAGCGTCTCCCAAGCTCAAGTTACAAGCGGGAGGCAATCCAGTCTGTGCATCGGTACCAAAAATCAGGAAAACAAGAGCGTATACTTGCATAGTATCAACCTCCATTCATGGCATTTCATAGCCGATTAGAATGCCGGTCACAATCCGTGCCTGATTGTTGGTACCACCAGTTGTGCATGTGCCGCCCCCGATTGATGTCTCGAACGCAGCCACTCCATTCAGAACCGGAAATCTAGCAATAGTGCCAGCGCTCTCGTTGAAGGCGGATGTGTTGGTTACCGCTCCAAATCCCGAGTAATTGTTGTATTCAGCACCAAGCGCTATGTATCCTTGGACAGTTCCGATGGGAATACGACTTTGAAGTGTGCAATCGGAATTTCCAGGATTTGTGCCTCCAATAGCCGCATGGAAAACATTGATCTGAATGTCGAACCACTTGGCATCAGGAGGCACCTGAGAGGGAGTCATTACCCACGTCACAGGTGATCCAATAGTGCAGGCAGGAACTGTCGTGCATGCTGTTCCAGGCGTACTTCCAGTTATGAACTGCGGAGTTCCTTCTGCATATATGACGTGATTACCAATGCGTAATTTGCCCGCTCCACTGACCGCAAAATCAGACCCCGTATATTGATGAGAGGCGCTATAATCATAAACAGCGGTTATGGTAGATGCTCCTGCCTGGGCCTCGGCCACATAGAGCCGCTGCACCGTTGACCATGTAGGACCGGCCCCAGTTGCGGTATTCATAACCATTTTGTTGCTGTCAAACCAATCCCCAGAGACCGTATAGGCCGCGACGGGGGGCGTGAAGTTTGCTACCCAGCGGGCAAAGGGTACGAAATCAAACTCATCAAAACATCCGGCCGTTCCGGCACCCACACCAACTTGGCCCGCCACCGCCATGGCCACACCATCAGGCCACACCCTTGTCGAACTGGAGACCGTTAGCTGCGCCACCCCGTCAAGATAAGCGACGTAGGATGCTCCATTAAAAACGAGTGCGAAGTGATGGAAAGCTCCTGTCGTAACCGTGGTCGCACCTGGGGATGTACCGGGGGAAATGTCCCAAGACGCGCCACCGCTACTCAAAAACAAGATCAATTTGCCGCTGGCATTGGTGGCTAGATACACCCCAAAAGAATTGCCAACCGAGAATATACTCTGTGAAACATTGCTGTTGATGTTTGCCCAGACATCCATGGTCCAGTTGCCAAGGCCTGGATTGAATATGCTCGTGGTCTGAACGTATGTACTCGTACCAGTTATATTGATGCCTAATGCTCCAAATTTTGCGCAAGGCGCGGTGAACGTCAGCCCGGCACCAACCCCAACCCAAGTATTGCCCCAGTCATCAGCAAAGGTCGATGCGTCGAAGTGCAAGAGAGCTTGCCGAGGAGAATAGAATACTGCTCCTCGCTGTGGAGGCATCAGCGTTTGCGTTGCGGTAAGCGCACCAGTGCTTGCGTTTCGATCAACAGACAAGAATGAATATTGGTTAGATGGCAATGACGCCCAATAGCTGGTTGTATCGGCCGCGAGTTGTCCGACAAAATCAACCGGCCCCACCACGGCATTAAACCCAGCAGCGAATGACATCGTTAGAGGTGTAGCCGTAGCAGTCAGATTGACGTTGAGGCCGGATCCAATGACGGAAAAATTTGGAAATCCTGTAGTGTCAACACTACCGGCTAAAATAGCCTCACGAACCCCTGTATTAGGAATTCCTCCATCCTGAATGATTGATCCGCTCGTTCCATTGAACGTGGCGATATGCCCTGAAACAGCGGACCCAGGCCCGGTAACCGCCGTATTCCATTGTGGCGTAGAACCCGCCCCGGTCGTCTGCAGGAATTGCCCATTCGTTCCCGGCGTCAAAGCCGTCCAGACTGAGGCACCTCGGTAAAGAACACTACCCTGAGTGGATCCAATCACATCCAAAACAGAGGTCGGAGTAGTAGCGCTTGGAGCTGCCGAGATACCCGATGTATTGGCCAGAACGTTTCCGGTTGAAATCGAGGCTAGGCCAATCGTTCCGGTGGTCGTGATCGGACCACCCGTGACACCATTGTTGGTTGCCACATTGGTCACCGTGCCGGTACCACCGACTGAGGTCCAAGACGGATTTGCCGCAGCACCAGCAGTAGTCAAAACCTGTCCAGCAGTGCCAGGGCTCAGAGCAGTCCAAACAGTTCCAGACCGATACAGAACCTGCCCTTGAGTGGCCCCGATCACGCTATCAATGATTGATGTCAGAGAATTCGCCAGAGGCGTGGACGTGCTTCCAGAGATGTTTGAGATCAGCGTGCCGTTACCCACCGATGGCAATTGGGCAAGCGAAGCATTACCCGAAATATCGGAAAACGCCGGTTGCGTCGCGCTGGGGACGCCAGACGTTGAAATGGTGTTGATCCATTTCGATGTGACAGCGGCCAAACTCTCGATACCGCCCAACGTCGAAGCGGTCGGATTTGGCAACTGCGCCGCAGCAACAGACCCTGAGATGTCTATAAAGGCAGGCTGGGAGGCCGTAGGAACGCCGCTGGTTGAGATTTGCCGGATCCATTGGCTTCCGACCGCAGCGAAAGATTGAACGCCTCCAAGAGTGCTTGCTGAGGGATTGGGAAGGTCAGCACCGACCAAAGCCCGGAAGGTCGGGCTTGCTGCGGCCCCCGTAGTCGGGCCAGCCCAAACCGTGTTGGCAGTTTGCGTGGCCAGAGTTCCGGTCAAGGTTCCGGTATTCGTGACAGGGCTATTGCTAATGGTGAAGATTGCTACCGGCAACGCGAGGCCAACGCTTGTGACAGTACCAGCACCCGCCGAGCTCCAGGACAGATGTCCCGCTCCATCCGTAATCAACTGCTGGCCGCCAATGCCATTGGTATTTGGAAGCTGAAATATGGTTCCAGTTCCTGCCGCAGCTTGAACGCTGATGAGTGCTGAGCCGGACGTGGCCCCATTCAGGGTAAGCGAACCGCCGGTACCGCCGTTTAACCCAAGTGTGGGAGTAGCAGTTGCGGACCAGACTGATGCACCGCGGTTGAGCATCGTGCCTTGAACGGACGGACCGCCAAAATTGCGATCCAAGAGAGCTGTCATGGTTGCCCATGAGGGTAGCCCAGCCGTCGCATTGGGATTGCCGCATGTTCCACCCGCCGCTGGCTGACCTTGGCAACCCGTCTGTGCCCATGCGCCTGAGGCACCTAGCGACAGCAATAATCCGAGAACAAGCGCCTTAACCCGCATCATAAAAATTCCCAGTTGGCAGAGGATTAAGCCAAATCCACCCGTAATTTGTACTGATCGTCAGTGGTGATGCTATCCCATCAAACGTTCCCGGAAACGTCACCGTGATGTTGTTGGTCCCGGCATCTCCCTTGAGATCCTTGACTAACACAGGCTGGAAATAGCTTGAACCAGCCAGCAAGGCTACCGTAGTCGGAGACCCAACCGTCTTATTGACCAGAATCCGCGTATCGGTCTGAACCGAATTATAGGACGCTCCAGACGTGATAATCGTAAGTGCTGCGCTGCTACCACTTCCAACAATCAGAGCCAGTTGAGCGATCGTGATCTTGTAGTTAACCCCATTCAGAACATTCCCCGGCGAGACAATCTCCATCAAGGCCGTCACGTCCAAGGCTCCGGAATAAGCCGGAAGATCGGTCATCTGACCGCCCTGGAATACGCCTAGCTGTGGATTGCCAGCAGCCACCTAGAAATTTCCTGACGTTTTGAAATACAGATTTGATTGTAGCGATCGCGAGCATTCCGAGCGCTGCAGATATCGCGGCTGCCCGCCCTGCAACAATCGAGGCCAAATCTCGTCAATCGGATATTGCTCAGGCCGCGCATTAGCCAATCCAATCGAATCCGGCGAAAGAATGATCGTTCCGAGCTGGCGTTGCGGTTTGTCAATGTATTGCTCAAGAGCTCGAATGCCGGTCGGCATCAGCTTGAGGCCGCGCCACTCGACTTGCTCAATCAAGTCTTGCTCTTGGCCCACAAAACCTGATCGCATGCAGGTAGCCCATCCTCTGGGCGAGTTCGAATCAACTCTGGCGTATTTGGGATGCTTTCTCATGTCATCTCCGGTAGTACGTTTTGATTGAGGGTGCGAGTGATAGAGCGACGTTTTCCGTATCTTGGGTTGCTGCCACTCGCCATGCTTCTATAGCATCTTTCGCGCGCTTATCCTCAAGATCGGGGGCGTATATTCTAGCCAACCTATGCGCAAGGCCACTTATGTAAGCGTCCAGCCACCTATAGGGGATATCCGGTGTCTCGCCTCCCGGAAGATTAGCGTCCTGCATCTGAAGGCAGGCATAGTAATTGAAGAAAAATGGTCCGCTAGAATCCGGTGCCGGATACATGGTCACGGTCTGTGACGGCGGCGTCCGGTTGAACCAAAAGCTGGTCGGCTTGCCACGGATTTGCTTGCTCGCCAGCGTCATGTACTCGGTTCGGCTCAGCGGCGTAACGGTAATGTCCTGTTGCGTCGTCTGACCTTGATTGGTCGAGATCACGGCATCAAGGATCATTATCACGTTGGACGGAATAGGATAGGTCAGCGTTCCAGGGACCATCGGAATCGAGTTCAGAACTACCTTGAAAAGGTTAACCTGCTTGTTGGACCATTCAACAAACAGAAGGTTCATTTCCTCCCGAGCTGCCATCATGTGGTCTTGGCGGAAGGAAGGCGCAAAAACTCGGCACCGACGAAAAGCGGTAATTACGCTTTGGCCAGTCGTTAGCGCAAAGTTATACGTGCCGCTTGATGCCATTTTTACCTATGTCAGATCCACGCCGATAACGTAAACGTCACAAGTAGCCGCGCTGCCTTGTGCGGTAGTGAGAGATAAATAAACCGGCGTTACCGCAAATCGGGTAACCAATGGAGTAGCGGCAACTGTGGCATTGAGCAAAACACTAGCGGAAGTTAGAGCGCTGTAAATCTGTGTAGCGGCAACGATAGGCGTTCCTCCTTTGGCCGTTGTGGGATAAAAACCACCCACAGCGAGAGTCAATGATGCCGAACAATTTGTGACAACAATACCCGTAATCTGATAGACGGCCACTGCCATAGGGATGGCTTGATCTGTCGCCACATTGAAATTAGCGCCGCGAAGCGTTCCGATAACACGCTGAGTGCCGGCAACGCTTTGCGGATTTGTTACATCCGCAGCCATGGCTACCGAAGTCCATAGCAGCAATAGAATCGATGCGATCTTTTTCAATTCTCATCCCCATAGATCGGTTGGCCGGCAGTGCAAATCACAGTTACCGCTTGGCGACCAGGAATGCGGGGCGTATATGAACCAAGAGCCGCAAGGGTAAATGTTCCGGCACCTCCGATCGCGGCTGTTCCACCTGTCGGATTGACGCCGCAGCTTGCATTCCCGGTGTTGACGATAGTCAGCGAATGACGCTGAAAATTAGCTGCGAATAATTGCTGTGACGCTCCAGAGGCCGATGTGATGGTGCGGTCCCTAATGAACCCGTTGTAAATCGGGTTTCGAGCAGCGTCAGCAACCACACTCGCATTGATGTTGATAAGAGCCGACGACAGCGGAGTATTACCCACCGCCAAATGAGCGGCATTCATGACATTGTTGGTGGGTCCTGGAGCGCCGCTGTAAGTCTGCGCAACAACGTTATCAATTCCGTCAATCGTCCAGAATATGCGATCTCCACGAGGGTACATGACATAGGCATGGACATTTGCATCCTGCGGCTGAGCAACTTGTCCCACAAGACCGGGCGCACATTGCCCGGTGAACGTATAAACGCCCTGGTTACTTGTTGCCGTCGCATTGCTGCTGAGCGTAACGGCTGCGCCAGCCACTGCTGTAACGGTTGTGGCAAATGGAATGTTTGGCCCCGTCACCAACTCGTATTGAGAGACCACAACCACAGGCGAGAGTGTCAAAGTTGGAGAACCGGACACCACATTCCCAGTTGCCGTTACGGTCGAAGGGCACGGCAGGGATAAATCGTTAATTACTGTTCTAGTTCCGGCAGACACGCCGTCCGCGCTGGTGGCAGTCACGGCGCGAAGATGACCATCGGTTCCTAGCTCAAATCCTTCGGCATCCGTATAAGGCGCGGCAGTAGTTGGCGTGGTTGGAAAAACACCAAATCCCCAGAAACGAACCGCATTCAACAAGACCGGAAATTCAAAGTTGTTGTTTTCCTGAAAGTATAGCCAGCCAGGATTTACGCCTTTGAATGCCTCTTGGCTTTTCAGAATAGAGAAGCCAGTTCCGGTACCCGAACCTAGCGACGTGGCACCAAACTGGTTATTCGCCGCTGTTGGCGTGCCGGTGCCTCCCGTGGTCGGAGTTTGCCAGTTGAACACTGTGTCCAATGTACCAGTCGGAACTGACCCACCACCACCTCGGAAGTCGTCCCAAAGCAATTGCGTTGGATCTTGGGCAACACGCGCGCCACCATTGGCGATCGTCACGCCTTGCACATAGCCACTCGGGCCAATTGATGACGTGGGAAATGGATTGAGAGGCCCAGTTGTTCCTTTTCCGGTTATGATCTGAACAGACGGTGTTGCACCTTGTGCAAAAGCCACAACAGGCAATAGCAGCGCCAGACAAAATCCAAGAAACCCAGATAGTTTTTTCATGGCGAGCCCAACCCAGCTTGCAGGCCTCGGAAAACAAGCGTTCCAGTTCCAGAATTAGTCAGAAGACGAAATGCCAAAATCGGCGTCGAAAACGCGGAATCCACTGTTGCTGTGGAGTTTGTCACCGTCGCCAGATTGAGCGCCAAAGGAAACGCTAATCCAGCCGCATTGAGACCACCTGTCATAGGCAGGATGTTTGGATCATCAAACGTGTATTGAAGCGTAAAGTTTGCCGCCCCAGAACGAAGTTCAACCACAAACCCAATGCTTGAAGGATCCGCATTCCAGTTGATGATCTGCCAAAGCGAAGAACCGACGCCATTGGTTCCAACTGTGATCGTGGAAGCAACAGATCCAGATTGAACAATCTTCGTGACCGTCAGAAAATCAAGATTGGATTGTGCAGCGCCGACGTTTGCCCCAGCAAACGTATCCGAGATAGGAAATCCTGCCTGATTGGTCCCGGTCACCGTGAAGTTGATGCCGCTATCGTTGCCGCCTGAAGTGATGATCACCCGGCGCTGAGTGTCCAGCGTAGCAACACCACCCGTCGCAGCCGATCCGGTGATCGTTATGGCCGCCGTTCCAGGGCTTTGAGATACGGAAATGTTATTTGCGGACGCTGCGGCCAACGTGCGGGTGAATACGATCGGAAGTCCCATAGCGATCCTCGTTCAGACCGCTAGTCTTCCAGCTTAATATCCGGGAACTTGCGGTGTACTTTGGCTCGGATTTGAGCCTTCAATTCCGGGTGAAACTGGCTTGCTCGCGCCAACGCATTTCTGGCATGATTTTTATCGTTCAGCGGAAAACTTCTATGTGGTCCGCCGAAATCCTTCGCTGGCAGAGCATTTCGTTCTTTGCTGGTGAGCTTAGCCATGGCTCAATTCTGATTACCCTTGCTGTTGTCGCGTTCGTCCTTGATGCGACTCGTCTTGTAACCCCGACGATCCTCCACATCAGGTTCTGGCGCCTTCGATGGGTTCTTCGCCGAGCTGAACGGATTGCGGTCAGAGCCTACACGGCCACCATGAGCCCGCTTCGGACGGTCCATCCGATGACGAGCCTTCTCGCCCTCAGCATGGATCTCATGCTTTTTCTTCTTGACCTTGCCGCCGCGCTTGCGCTCGTCACCCTCGTCATAAGGTTCCTTGCCTTCGGCCTCTTTCTTGACATCCTCGTTGCCGGAAACCCATTCACCCTTACGGCCACCAATGCCGCCTCCTGAGGCTCTGTGGTGCTCTTTGTGGCGAGCTCTGCTCATATCGTTCTTCCTTCTCTGCCCGGATCCGTGGGCTCGGTGCGGCTAACCGCAAGATTAGGCCTGAGTTATCCCATAGAATGGCGCAGGGTTGTTCGGAGTTCCAGCGATACAGTTGAACACAGGCATTGTCTGTACAACCATAAAACGCGCAATGCCATTGGCCGTCGCGCTGTTTGTAATAGCCGTTAGCGCTCCGCCTGAACCAACTTGAACCGTACCACGCACATCACCTGTAGTCGCCGTCGCCGGATTGGTTGTCACGGCTGCAAGGAATCCGGTCTGGTTAATGTTGTTGATGCCGTTCCATGAATAGTTCAGATATTCATAACGATCCTGCCTCATCGGAAGCCCGAACGTATCACCCACCCCAACCGAATAGCTGCCGGTCGAATCGGTATAGTTCGGCGTGACCGAGGCCACATACTTGAAGGCCTTCTTGCCGTAGAATGTTCCGGCAGTCGTCGTCGTGATGTTGATCGTTTCGCTCATCGCCTGAGCGTGCACGTCAAATCCACGCGCCGTAATCGTGCCGGTTACCGCAGCAGCCGTTGTCGTGATGGAAAGATTGCGCGAGAGTGCTGCTACCGGATTGAACAATCGGAACAGCCCCGCCGCCCACTCAATCGACTGAGCAGTGGCAACCGGAGCACCTGGCCCAAACTGAGTTGCCGGCGGAAGGAACTGGTTGAACTGATTCGCATTGCCGATCGGCGCGTTGCTCAACGAACCAGTTGGAACTGGAAACACATTGATTGAGGTTGTTCCGGTGATCACGGTGACCTGCGTCAATAAGCTCAGCGTTTTTCCCGCGTTGCCGGCACCGCCGATGCAGAGCCACTGACCAACCGTGAACAAGGTGGTATCCACCACAACCACAGCCGAGCTAGCCGCCGTGGTCGTTCCCGTCGTGAACCCGAAATCCAACGCCATCACGTTCTGAACGGCAGTACCGCCGAACGGAATGAACGGAACACCAGTAGCCAACGAAGGTACGCCGGCCGTCGTATTGCCAGGCGCAACCGTTACCAACGTAAGAACCGTGCCAGACACGATACCCGTCGCCACCGCCACCACATTCGCCGTGGTCGTAGCAGATGGAATATTGTCCACCGTCACGATCGACGGATTGTCCAAAAATCCAGGAACACGCGCTGCACCAGTGCCATCTTTCTGAAAGAACCCAGCCCGAAGCGCCGGAAAAACCGTGCCCTGATACACATAGTTCGGCCCATCAGTCGGTGCCACCGTGCCATCAAGCATCGCGCCAATGGAGTTGGCCGGGCCTCTAAAGTTCGTATCCGTCATCAGTCAGGCTCCAAGCCGGGAGAGGCGTTCGCATTCATCTGAGCGCGCAATGCAGGAATGTCATCTTCAGGAACGTCCAATTGCTGAACGTAATCGATAACCTTTTTGGCATACTCACGGATATGATGAACGTCGTCACCATGAGTAAGCATAAAACTCCAGCAATCCAAGCACAACATTCCGCGCGGCGTTCCTAGCGTTGTGGTGTGATATCGGATTCCATTAGTTGATTGGCAAATTTCGCATTCCTTGGCGTTCATGTAGTCGCCACGAACTCGCTTTGGTTCTGGAGCATGAGCGAATTCACCATGCAATTCCTTAGCCTTTGCTTCATAGGCCTCTTTAGCCTTCTCCGGGTCAAGAAAATAACCCAGATAGTGGCGCTTTCCAGCATGGTGGATACGAGCTACATAGCCGCCTTGATGAGGAACCACACCCCGAGATGGTCCGATCAATCGAGTAGTCTTGCGACGTGCAGCATTTTGAGCATGAGTCGCCGGACGAAGATTTGAAATGGCATTATTGGTTTTATTGCCATCGATATGATCGATAACGCCGGATGGCCAGTCTCCCGTAACGTAAAACCAAGCCAATCGGTGGGCGTACAGCAACTGACCGTTGATACGCATCATTAAATATTGAGTACCATCGGCACGAGGCTTTTCGCCAATCGGCTTACCAACAGTGCGGCCGTAGCCGGGCTTTGCCCAACTGAAAACACCAGTCGCTTGATCAAAATCCATATTTTCCTTCAGCCATTGATGAGTGAAGGAAAGTTCTTTCTTAGACGCCATGACAGTTTCTCCGTGGTTGAATGCCTCAATATTGGCATAACCACCGAGACTGTCAACAAATTTGTTGGCGTATGAGAAATACACTTTTGGATTTTCTCCAGACTTACCCAATGTAAGTCATTCTAACTGGTAGCGAATTCGGCCCACGCGCAGCGCGGATCATTGTACCCGAAACTGTATCTTTCATATGCCTTGACAAGTAAATTGTCGGTGACATTATCAACCCACATGTCCGACTCATACGGAATGCGGAGCATATAGATCAGTCCCTCGATGTTGGTCGTGAGGAACCAAGCGAAGTTGCTGGTGAGGAAGTCCATCACGAGATGGCCCTCGGGGAGACCGCCGGACAGTGTGAGGATGGCGTTTACGTCGTTGTCCGCCGTGCCAGGGCGCAGCTCGGTCTTCATCAGCCGGATTGCGACTTGCTCCAGATTCGGCGGCACGATCAGCCGGCGAGCTCGTGCCATGATGCGCAGGCCGCGCTCGTTGACGAACTGAGTTCGCACGTTGGTCATGTCGGCGAGCAGGGCGGCTTCGTTCAGCGACTTCGGCGTGGCTGAAGTGTTGGCCCAAGTGCCGTTATCGAACGGATGCGCCGTGGAAAACAGAGCAACGCCGTCACCGATGATCGACGTGTTGTAGACGTTGCCGAGATTCAGGACGTTCGCTGCCTGGATTTCCTTGAACTGTGCAAACGCTTCCTGAAGCTTGAGGTTCGTCGGATTGAACTGAGCCTTGTACAGATTGTCGTCAATGGCCTTGCGTGTGATCGCGTAACCAAGCGCCACCTCGATATGTACGAATGCCCACGTAAAGCGCTCGCCAGCATTGTTGTCGAACTGAGTTGCGGCGCCTTCATCCTTCAGGAACGGCAGCGCAACGAACGCCATCTGCGTTGAGCGCTCAACCGCCATTGCGGACTTATGGGTTTTGAATACTTTGTCCCACTGACGGGGTATCATATCGTAGCTACCCCGAACGTCGAAAAGTCCGGGAAGAAGCTCGGATCGAATATTTGCGAGGGCTATCGGAATCGGAGCCTCCTATTGTAAGTAATTGAGGTCGATGCCATAATGGCGGACCCGTCGGACGTTGGAGCGTGCGACGGGTCCTTGATCATCGATCCGTCGTACTCGGAAGGATAACCCGTCACATGAATATCACTATCACTGAAGAATGGCGACCCGTCGTTGGATACGAAGGGTTCTACGAAGTTAGCAACCTTGGCCGCGTCAGAAGTGTTTCTCGTGAGATCATTCACTCCGATGGGCATACACAGTGTCGGATCGGACGAATAATGCTGATCCAAATCCAGCGATATCCGCGAGTAGTTTTGACCAAGGGCGGGAAAGGATCTGCCTTCAATGTTCATAGGCTCGTCGCGATCGCATTCGTCCCAAATCCTAAAGGTCTCCCATTTGTCAACCATATTGATTCGATCAAAACCAATAATGCCTTCACTAACCTTGAATGGTGCACACCCCGTGAAAATTCGAGACACGCTCAGAAACTCGGCCGACTTAGTCCGCCGCCCCTCCAAACCAAATTGACTGACCACGATGTTCTCTTGATCCGGCGCATGTGTGCCGTTGGTATCAAAAACTCGGACATAGCCAAGGTTTTCGATATCAGCCACACATTGATAAGCATCATTGCGAGTGGGAAACATCGGCCTATGGAACCCCCGTCAGAGTCCTGAACCGTTGATTCACGAAGGTCACAACCGCCCAATTAAAGGGGGTCGAAGAATCGGCACCGTTTCCGACGCCCTGATAAAGAGACACGATCTGGAATGGGAGGGTATTAGTGGTGTTGATCGTGCTCTGGTCCAGAGTGGCACCAGAGAAACCACCGCCGACAGTTGACCCAGTGCCGATCGAATATCCGATGTTGGCGCCGATATTGGAAGTAACGATCGCAGTGTTGAGCGCGGCTGCAAGGAAAAGCGCACCGGGCGCATTGATCAGATACCCAGTGGCATCTGAGGCCGCAGAACCAACCCAAAATGGGCTCGGCTGGAGGGTCAGTTGGCCACCGGTCGGAACGTAATTGCATCCGACGAAGATGCCTTCCAAGATGGTCGTGTTGTTCGAGCCCTGTATGATATAGCTCGTGGCGGATTGGCTCTTAACGACTGGATCCCCGTTGAAAATCTTGGTCGCGTTGCTCGATTGAATCTGTCGGGTGAGCTGCTGGTAGTCGGGAGCATAACCCGGCAGAAAGCCAATATGCCGAAATCCAAAAGCTGCTTGAACGTTGGCCATAGCCGGTACCGCTCCTAGTTAAGGGAGGCTGTACTGCAATGCCTGCAGGTATAGTGCCTTGGGGAAAATTCCGTTTCTGCTGAAACGGATCTGGAGGAAATGCGCCCTGCGCGTCTCAACTTCAGATGAATTATCGGCGAAATGCTGGTGCCGATTTGGTGCTAGTTCCCGCAATACATGGAAATATAATTGCCGTCAATAAGAAAAACCCCCGCAATTTGGCGGGGGCTGGGGAAATTCAAACAACCGGCTCGGGTTTTGGATTTGGATCGAACAGCTTTGGGCTCGGGTCATTGGATGCCTTCTCCTCCGCTTTGGTGGACGGCACCGCCGTTGCGGGCTTATCCACGAATACAGCGGACGGAGGAATCGGGGTAACCGGGCCTCTTGGGTCACTTGCCGGGACTTCCTTGACCGGAACGGGGTCAAGAGCGGGTTTGCCGGTTTCGATCGCCGCAAGGATTTCATGAGCTTTCCCGGTAGCTGAGGAAAATACCGCGTCGTATTTCGTCTGGACCGAGGGCGGCGCGCTGTCACCGGCCGAAGCGTCCTTCATCTCGATTTCAAGGCATTTCATCAGAACGGTAAACGCCTCAATCTGAGTTGGGGCCTTAGCGACTTCCGCGATTAGCTGGTCAAGGGTCATCTTTGTCTCCTAGCAGTGGCGGCAAATAGGTGCCGGGGCCGGTGGTTCTGGTGGCAAATCATCAACTTGGCTACCTCTGGAGGTGAAAGGGATTTCCTCCCGATCCTCCACCGCCAGCCAGCAATGTTAGACCAGCAATCAGGCAGAGAATGAGCACGATAACCCACACCAATTGCACGATGCGACCGGGGATTGGGATGAACAAACCAATCGCATACATCAGCAGCCAAATACATCCGCAGACGCAGATTATACCAATCGCAAGCCAAAGTATAGAGATTGCAAGTCCGACCATGGCATTCGCCTCCGGTGAACAAGCGACAATCTTCTAACGGCTGATTAGTTCCGAACTATCTTCGATTGGCCGCGCGCCATCCTTCAATAAAGGCGCCACGCCACATCTCAATCAGTGTTTCCTTCATTCCCCAGCGATCGGCCATTTCCCTCACATCTGAAGGCATATAGTAGTCTGCCAGAGGCCATACAGCTTTCGCATCTGCCTTGGCATTTTCGACCATTCGCGCTTCTTCAGCCTTCCTAATCATCTCTTCTTTCTGCCAGATCTCGCCAACAGTTGGGCCGCGCTCAGACCAAAGTGGGCTTTTTAGGCCGAAATGATCAAAATCTCCGCTCATGCCGCACTCCCTATCTCAGCCTCAAGATCGGGAAGCCATTCGCGTAGCGCTACCTGTGCGGCGGCCTTGGCTCTCCGGTAGCGATCGTCCACAGGTTCAGGAGGCATCTGCCATCGCGTCGTCCGGGCGCTGTCGTTGATCATTTTTGACCGTTCCTCGATCAATGGATGATGGCTGAGAAGCAGCTTTTTACGCCATTCCGGCTCTTGGAATTCGGGAGAATTAATTATCGCATGAGCCATTTTCCGGCGATGGATAACCGCGGCATCGTAAAACGTCGCCCACCATGCCACGTCTCGGCGATCCATCGTGCCAGGCCGACGACTGCCATCTGTCTGGACATCAGCAACGGCAATTCGCCCAATCAGCCGCGCGATATCGTCAAGCCAGTGATCCACGAACCAATACGGGAAATACGGCGGGTAGAAATATCCCATGTGCTTGACCAAACCAGCCGTTACCGCATTGATCTCTGGAAACGACAGATTTGCCATATGGCTGTAGACCACGCCGATTCCATCAGGAAATAGGCTGGCAGCCTCAAGGATCTTGGTATCAAAACCCGGTGTCAGGTGCGGCCGGTAGTCCACCATGTGCAAGTAGACATCGGCCGGCGCGATCGTGAGGATGCGGTTGACTTTGGCACCAAGCGTTTCCTCACGAGGCCTTACCGAATATCCAACACAAGAATCATTATCGGATAATTCACGAGCTGCCGAAATCGTCTCCGTGTCGTCGTCATCAATTGCGATTACTAGCTTCGTATCCGAATCTCGGATATTCGGCATCGTCGTCTCAACCGTCCATTTCAGTAGTTCGGGGCGGCTGCGGGCTGTCAGGAGGATGCTGAGGCTCATTCTGCTGCCATCTGCTTGACGGCATCAACCAGCGTCAGAGGCGACGCGTTCTGCTCTCGCTCTGCAATGAACTGGATGTAGTTTCCCTTGTACGAATACTGCCCGACATGCTCAATGTCATGCTCAAGCGAGGCCCATACATCTCCGCCGCAGGTTCGCCAACGCTGACAGAACGCAAGATCCTCGGACAGCTTGCCAGCCTGATTGTCGTCCGGGTTATCGAACGTATCAAATAGCCGCAGAATACGTCCGCCGAGCATGTCCTTTGCAGCGTGATACGTCATCCGGGTATCGATCACCTCAGGCATCTGTTTCAGCATGATATCAACTGCATCGCGGCGGATCAGGAAACATCCCATGCCGAGCCCGGCCACTGTCATGAAGTTGCCGTTACGCTTCACATCCTTTTCGGCTAGGCCAGATGCCGCCCACTGAATCGGCATCGTCTTTTTTGGATAGATCGCGCCCACCATCGGCTCATTGAGCAAAACCATGTCAAGCACGACCTGAGGCCCAAAGCTCATGTCCGAATCGATGAACAGCATGTGGGTCGCATCGGGACATCCGTCATACCAGCCTGTCAGCATGATATTCCGTGCTTCACTCACATCGGGATAGCTGAACGCAGCAATGCCACCCCGGATGTTTCGTGAGGAAAACATCTGTATTAACGCGTGAGTGGTGTTGAGCGTTGGAACTGAGACAACGTTGCCATAACTTGGAATGCATACGAGGATATTCGGTGTCATTTCTCAACTTCCGATTTCGAATCATCGCCAATGATAAAATCGTAGTATATTTTAGCTTCTCGCAAAATGGTTTTGCCGTCACTGATGCCAGCAGCGGCCTGTATTGCCATCAAAATGCATCGTTCTCTTAATTCTCTATCGTTGGTCATTCATCACCTTCAATCATATGCTGGGGCCGGGGTATGTCGGCAGTGAAAGATTTGTCTATTTTCAAAGCGATTCTATTGCCACGGGCACCAACCTCAGCGCCGGGAAGCTTCGCTTGTGTGAGCCGTAGCGCATCTGTCTGATCTCTGGTCTGCTTCTGAGCTCGCATGTGGTCCTCATACTGAGCTTCCTGCGTCAATGTCTCAGGACGCTCCTCAAGGCGCAATCCTTTCACCACGATCTGGCCTTCATAGCCTGGAGCAGTGTACATGCCGGGATATCGCGAAGCCGGGACTGGGCGCCAACCGTTCGCCCACATCTGCAATTGCTGCTCATCCATTTCTTTGCCAAGAGCAGAAATAGCATTCCACTGAAAAGTCCATCCCGGAGGTGCCTTGACCTTCTCATACAAATCGCCACCGGATTCCGGCCGCATACGCACAAGCTCCTCGCCGTCACGACCCATCACACGAGCGTTGCTACGGCTGGGCTCGCGCGCCATCTCGCGGGGCTGCTCCCTTGGTACAGGGCGAGGGTTGTTCCGGCGCAGCGGAGGCCCTGCTTGAGCGGCATGCGGCGGTGTCGTCTGGACCGGCGGCTTGCTTGGCCGGCCAGGAGGTTTCCGCGCTGTTACACCGTCCTTAAGATAGCCATAAGGTGCCGGATTCGGCTGAGCCGAAATCCCCCCGGTTTCCCCTCCATCGTCTCCGTCGTCGATGTTAAGATGCTTGGCCACTGGTAGCCTCCTCGGCAATGCGTTTGCGGATGTTTTCGATGGCGTAGGGAAGAATGATGGCGTTCAAGGTTGGCCATTTCGGAGATTCTGGATCAATTGATAGACGACGCTGAAATTCGTTATCTATCTCAGTCATTTCACGAGATGACTGGATGGAAATATCATATTCCATTTCCATTGAATATTGCTTCCCAAGTCGATCGCGCTCCTCGAATATCTGAGCGATGTACGGCGTCAACTCGCGCGGTATCTTGGTCGTATCTTCAATCGTCTTGGTGGCACCGATCGCAGTACGCTCATTGCCGATCTTGAACTCGCCCTCAAACAACGCGCCAGTGTTCTTGGCCCAGTCGTCAACCATCTTTTTGGCTTTGGCAGTCTGTTCAGCGCGTTCGGCATCAACCTCGAACTTCGGCTTTTCGAATAGACCGAGGCCATTGACCTCGATATCGCCGACGAAACCGGCTGGCATGAAGTAGCCGTCATGACGCGATGCTGAAACCGGCGCCCATCCGCCATGCTCATAATGGAATTTGTCATGCTTCAGATCAAACCACTGATACGATCGGCTCTGCGGCACCATCTCAGGCGGCACAAAAAACGGATCTGGATGCCTAGCGCGCGCTAGGATCGTATAGCCAGCGCCCCACAGATCATCAATGATTTCTCGGGAAACTATCTCACGGACTGGTTTCATGAATCGATTATCCCTCGGTCATATACGCCATCTCGCTTCATAATCGCCTTTCGACGTGCGAATTCCTGGACTCCGATCGGGTCATCCCGCTTGAATTTACCATTAGGATCATCTCTGTTCCAAGTTATGGTGCCATCAGTCGCGGCCAATACTTCGCGCTGGCTCAACCTGACTTCAGTTCCGCCACCATTCATTCCGCCACCTGTATTTGCTCCTGATGCCGCTGCGCTGATTGGCCGCTTGCCTGACGTGTCGGGCTTTGGCTCAACTTTCGGCTCAACCTTCGCGACACTGCCAGCAATTCGCGCCTCGATCCGCGCAAAATATTCGTCACTATCGATCGCGATATCATCCGCAAGGCAATCGTTGTGCGCCGCCAACATGCGCTTGTTCTTCTTGTCGTCCGTAATGCAGTCAGGATGAGCCCTGATCCAAGCCGCGCTACGCGGGGACATATTCGCGGCGAACTGCTCTACCCTATCTGTGGGCTGCTGGCGAGGATCTGGGCGGGCTTCTACGCGAGGAGCGGGCTTTGCTGACTTGGCTTCCTCAAGGTCACCCTTGGCCTCGTTAAGCCGCTGGATGCGCGCCTCTGCCGCGCTGATCTTGCGCTGTGCTCTGGCTTGAGCGGCGAAATCCCCAGATTCAGCCGCAGCGATATATGCCTGTTCGGCCGCTGTGGCCTCAGCTTCCGCCGCTTGGATGCCGCTCAGCACCGTATCAAGCTGGCTTTCGGTTACCGCCGTCTTAGTGGTTTGCAGCTCTTGGGTGACTTCCTCAAGGCGCCGCGCTGTTTGCTGCTGCGCCAATTCGGCCGCTGTCGCTCGCTGCTTCTGTTGCGTGAATTGGTCTTTCAGATCCTCCAGCGGATCTGCGGTAACCGTTACCTTCTGTGTATCGCCTTCGATCTTGGTAACTATGCCGTCACCATCCGCTGGCAGCGTTACTACAATTGCGTCGTCGTCTAGGTCAGCCATGGTTATTTCCTCACAATGACAGCATGCGACATGCCCATCGGAATAACATTAATGCCCATTTTAATCAGTTGGGCGCGCGCATACGACATCACATCATCTCGCTCCGAAGATGCATATTCGCCCGCATGGCACCGCGAAAGAATCTCGAACATCACATCAAGAACGACTTGTGCTGGCGAGCTATCTTGCGAAGCAATAGAGCGAAGGAACGGTACAATTTCCCTCATTGTTTCCGCAAGATATCCACCTTCTTCGCCGCGAATGCCGCGCTCAGCGTCTACCAAAATATCGGCGATCGGTCGCATCAGTAATATATCTCCGGGTTGGTGACCTTCATCAGAATGCGGGTGTCCTGAAACAACCGGCACGGCACCTGATTGATGTACAGCGCTAAACCGTCCGCTGGCAAAAACATGACCCAGTCGCCAATTTTCAACTTATCTCCGTGAAAATGCGCAACGCCGTCATCTTTGAATGCACCTTTCCCAAGACCGATAACTAGGCCAATGTTGCCCTGCCATCGGTCTTCCTCAATCGTCTTGTCAATCTTGATGATGCCGCCCTTTGTTCTACTTGACGGGATGTATCCAGCGACCAACACCTGACTGTGCAAGACGGTAAACTGCTTCTTGTAGTCTTCGCCCAATGCGGCCAAGAGAACCTGATCGCGAGGCCCAATGGTCTCAGCGATCTCCGTCATCTTGTGGTTGGATTTGGCCATTATGACTTCCTTGGTTTGTCGGAGATGAGAAAACGAGAGTAAACCTTCCACGTAGGCATGCGAAACAAACCATTCTCGGCATGAATATCTATGCTACCGAAATCAACTTCCGGTTTGATGCGCCAATAAAGTGCTGGTTTGCTCAGTGCAAGTCGAGAAGCGATTGCTTTAGCGCTTATGAGCCATTGATTAATGGCTGACCAAGCTGAAAAATGAATGGTGCAACCTGAAACACGTTTCCCAGTAATGAAGTCGTCAACTAACCATCCCTGACCTTCATGAAATGGGCCGTCATTGGTAACCTCAATATACGGCTCGCCGGTTTGGGAAAGATACTGAGGCAAGCCGATCATAACTTCGTTGAACAGGCCTTCAAATTCTTTGACAGCATCATTTAATGCTTGCTGGTTGTCGTCCATATGGGATGCATCCCGTTATGTGCCATGCTGGCACGGTTTATGCGTCAGGCTTTCTGAACTTACGCCATTTCTCGTAGATCCAAAACATATACGGTGGCGGCATAAGATGACGAGATACGTAAACTCGATAATGCAGACTGACAAAGAAATAAATAGCAAATACAATCATGCACACCACAAAAATATTTCTTGCCTCAGGAACGATGGGAGGCATCACCATATAAGTATAATCAGTGATACTTGAAAATTCCATCAAGCCTCCAATTTCTCTCTCGCCCTTTGGCAAAGGGAAATTGCAATATCCAAACCTTCTATCTGACCGCGGCGCTTCTGGAAATCGCCCCAGTCTTTCGAGGCAGTCAGGCCTTCAATATACGCTGCTTTGGCTGCCTGCAGCTCCCGCTCAAGATTTCGAGCGAGATTTGGATGGTCATCACGCTCTATCAAAACAACTGAGCCGTCTTGCTTCCGAAACGTCGTATTTGATGCCATTAGCGCCGCGCCTTGGCTAGACGGGCCTCGCCGCCGCCGCTCCCTCCTGGAAGCTTCGTCGCTGATGCCACCTTATCAGCCATCCCACCATTGGCCCGGCACATCCCGCCACGAGCTCGGCTTGGCCGTCCGATAGTCGGGTCATTCGTAGTATTGGAATTGTTGTCCCGGATTTCCTTCGGCGTGGCTTTGAACTTCTCGCCCATGTGCAATCGATCGGAAACACCAGGATCCGCAATGTTCTTCACAGAACCGCCCTTGGCATAGAACGACCGAACGCGACCGCCCGATTCGAATGTAATTTGCTTACCGCGCCCCATCTGCTCAAGATCGCCCTTGCCTCGCATATGTTGCACAGGCGTCCCATTGCGCTGGCCTTCCTCGAAAACCTTCGTTCCCTTGGTGACTTTGCCGCCGCGGGCATATTGGTTAGTTGGTATAGGAGTTGGACCACTCACATTAAGCGGCGATCGCGGCTTGATTTTACCGTATCCAAATGGATTACGAAGCTTTCCGGGAACCTTAGTGGCTGGATCGCTTATCGATTTTGACATGAACGCAGCGCTGTCGTCATCTAACCCGCCGCCCTCCGCACGATGGCGAACCTTACCGCCAGAAACCTTCGGTGGCTTGGAGGCGTTCTGAAGAATGCGGAGCAACTTCGGATTGCTTTTTAGGATATTCGTAAAATCGTCTTGAGACGGCGGGGGCCTTCCAGATGGCATGAACGGATTCTGAAGCGAATCGCTGGCACCTCCATCAGCCCGGTGTTTAACCTTGCCACCTTTCGCCCTCATCGGCATCGGAGACGGTGCGCCAGCGCCAGGAGGCATCATAGGCGGCTTTGCGGCCATCGGAGGCGGCGCCATAGCTGCCGGCGCAATGCCCATAGGCGGTCCTGGAGGAGCCATTGGCGGGCCAGCCGGGATAGCACCGCCCGCAGGGTGACCGCCAGCGATTACGTTGATGACGGTGCGCTCGTTGTGCTTGCCCTTGACCTTGCCACCCTTCGCTCGTTTCGGACGGTCCATCCGATGCTTGGATTTGCCGCCCTCAGCGTGCAGTTCGGCATGTTCTTCACGGTGAAGCGCCAAGGCTTTCTTGCCGATGGCCTTTGCGCCATGCACGGCACCGCCTGACTTATAACCTCGGGTGATATGGCCCACCCTTGAGTGTTCTTTCTTGGTTTGCCGGTGCTCTGCGTAAGGGTGACCCATTTTGCGCTCCTAGCGGCTGTCAAGTCTTATATCGCACCAATCGGCTGTTTCGGCAACTAGACATAATTTTCCAGAACTTCAATCAATGGACGCCCTTTCAAGACTGCTTCAGGCTGGTCTTGGCAAATCTTAACCGTGAAATCAGGATACCATTGAGCAATCTGGTCAAAAAATTCGGCTTCAGCGGTAACCCGACCGCACGCCCATAATTCAGGCCTTTCCATATCCAATGGCCATGACTGCCATTCAACATCTAGACCGGAATCTAGCAGGTTTAACCTTCTAAGCCGCTTCATTTCTTCATCATCAATCTTAGCAAAATTACCGTGAAGTTCGGATCTCTTCTTCAAATAAGCCGCATGGGCGAGTTCAGCCGTAGGGAATAATCCAATATGAACACGCTGCTTATTGTGACTAATGCATGCTCGCCATTTTCCGTTGCACGGCAACACTCCAGTATAACCCGAAGTATTTTTCCTTTTCTTTCCAACATTCCATTGGTTTTGCGACTGGGTAGCTTCTCTTAAGTTAATCCAGCGATTATCCGACTTATCGCCGTTAATATGGTCAAGTTGCTCTTTGGGCCATCTTCCGGTCATCAAGGCGAATGCTAATCGATGAGACTTGTATGCCTTTCCGTTTATACTGATGGTCCAATAACCGTCTTTGGCCAGATGGCCAGCACGTTCGCCTTTTTTATGCTGTCCAGTCCTTCCGGTTGTTTTAGCTCTCCGAAGTATTCCAGTTTCGGAGTTGTATGTTAAATATTCACTTACCTCGTTGGCATCAATCATGTCGTCTCCGTGGATGGCTCAGGTGGCTTTAACGCCTCATGAGTATCCAATACGGCTTTATGTGTGTCAAGTTTAGACTTGTGCGCCGCAACGCCTACATCCAAATTATGCTTAGCAACATCCATCCCTTGTTGATGGGCGGCTTTCTGCTGATCAGCTTTGTGAATTATTTCTTCCTTGGCAAGATCCAACGTCTTTTCCTTGATATCTGCATCATGATCCGCGGCATCAAGCTGCGCTTTTTGCGCGTTGGCTGCGGCATCAACATCAACTTTTTTGCTCTTAGTCTGAGAATCGAGAAGTTTCGCTTGAGCGGCCATTTCCTCAGGAGATGGTTGCGTAGAAGGTGGAGGAGGCATCTTAACAAGGCCCTTGGGATCTTCCCGCATGGCGCGGAGAACTCGTTTAAGAACCTCGCTATCCTCCAACAGAGAACCAAGCGGACCAGACTTTAGCTCAACCAGAGCCACGGCCCTCATCTGTCTATGGATATGGGAAGGTATATTCGGATCACTTTTCGGCACCAACGTAACGTTATCCAATGCCTGAAGTAATTTTTCTTCTGTCCAACCAAATTTCTGAGCAAATTTGGTCTTATTGCCCTTCCAGAACGATTCTGGGTTTTCTCGTAATAGGTCTGCGATTAGTCCGATTTCTTCGGCTTGGGCTTCGTGCGCTAATTTATGTGTGGCAGCTTGTAACTTCGTAGCCATCTCGATATGCGCGAGCATGGTCCCAACTGGGATATCCTTGATTCCCTCGCCTACTGGGATTTCCGCAGCAAGTCCGACGCTCTTGGCTTGAGCGGTTATCTTATCAATCAGAGCCATCAAACCAGGGCCAGCCTCACGGTATGGCAGGTTGGCAACGATATCCGAGATTGGCTGGCCATTGGTCTCTATCGGCGTGCCGGTGCCAGGTTGAAGCACCAAATCCGAGGTTTTCTGGCGCCCACCGAGCGCTGCAATGAGGAATGCAGGGAAGTTGGCAAGGAAACCGGCATCCAGCGATAGCCGCCATGCTGCTGTTAACGCATCAGCCGAGTTGCCGAGGATATGCAGCAATCCAGTGCCGAAGAAACCAGGCCCCGGCACGTATGGATATTTGACGTACATCCGCTTGCGCTGGCACTCCTCATCCTCAGGTTTCCAATCCCGGCGCAGCGCCAGCATCTGCTGCGAATCTTTGTCGATCGTTACCAGATACGGTAACGCAAGGCCTTGCATGTCCTTCGGGGAGAATTGATCAAGCTCAAGCTCGCATTGTGTCTCATACAGCGTATATGGCTGATCCTCAGGACGCGATTGCACCGCAGCAATACCTTGGATTGCCGCAGTTTTCTCGTCAACCATATTCGCGGTTTGCGTCGGAGGCGTCAGCGCAGTGTTGAGATAAAGGCCCTTCTTCTGCATGCGCTTCATGACCGACTGGCGCATGGGGATCTGATGGGTGATCCGCTCGCAGGATTTGAAATCCTTGGTGGCGTCCGAAACGATCAGGTCTTTCTGATCCACCGATTCAGTGGTGGGACGCTTTTTCATCGGGTGCATGTAGACTTTTTTGAACCCGGCACCGCCAAAAGCACGCCCCCACAAAAGCATATGCGAGGTCTCAGGCGCATAACTGGTGTCAATCGAGGTCAGAAAGTAGTTCATGTCCCGCTCGAAAGCGTCGGCGAGTTCGTCTCTGGTCGCCTCAGGATCGTCGCCGAAGTCCTCAACCTTGCATGGACCGCCCGCCGGCAGAAACTCAGCCTGTGCGTTCGCCCAATCCTTGAGGATGGCTTCCAAGAGCAGAGGATTGGTTACAACTGACATACCATCCATCACCGCAGCACCATCCCCAGACCGCGGATCGGCAATCTGCAGCCCGAGCATGTCCATGCCCTTGGTGCGGTTGGCTAATGACGGCTGCCGGGATAAATCATCAGCCTGAATCGCTTCAATGAGTTCGTTGGCGATCGTCAACCGCTCACTTTCACTCAGTTTACCGGCGATGTTCTTGTAAAAATCGGCTGGGTTTTCGGTTTCCAGATCCGAATCCGGCGTTGGATTGAACTGGATGACGACGCCACCGTCCGGCTGCGAAATTTCGATGTTGCCGTCCACAACTCGAACGCTGTCGTCTGGGTCATCTTCGATGACTACGTGTATGTCTTGGGCTGGATCAGCCATCAGCAGGGACCTGCCTTCGGCTGAATTGTAACGGTCGTAAAGTGCTCCTTACCCCATGAATTGGCATGGCCGAATGTGGGGTTAAGAGGAGGCTGCGGCCACGACGGTAAAGGATGATAATAATCCGATGCCGTCATGAACTCGACGCGCTTAACGGTAATTCCATCCTCAAAATATTCGATGGCTTTAACGGAGGGGCAGCGGATCCCATGGGACATGCCACAAAAGCGGCAATTGGTAATTGATGTAGTCATTTCAGCCTCCAAAGAGGAACCAGAGGCCGAGCATTACCACACAAGAGCCCACAATCGCAAAAGGAACGTGAGATAGAGGCGAAAATCGGCATTTGTCAGGTTTCGAGCCCAATCCATAATTTCGGCTCATCCGCTTCCTTCCTCGGTACATTTGGCTTCATCCGATTGCTGTTCTGCGCCGCTCTCCAGCACTGCTGGCATAAATCATGGTCCAATGCTGGATTATGAGCGCCACCGCGCCGAAATACCTTGATCGGTCGCCCGCATTGGCATGTGTTGGCGTTACGCACGCCTACGCTTCACGCGACGAAAGGCGAATAGATGGGTAAAACAACCATCAGGCCCACTTCCAAAATCCCCAATTGATCCAGGATACCACCAGCGACCATGATAAAGAAACCAGACATTGAGCCCATGAAGACGACGATACCATAGCGGAGCTAGTGTCATTGAATTTTCTCTTTTATACAATCTTCTATTACCATCTTCGAAAAGTGATACATTTCAATGGCGATGGATTTTGTTTCATGCTCCGTAGGGAAGGTATGTTCATCAACTTTAGGGCCAGACGCTCCAAATGAACCAGCGAGCCGCAGAAGCATTTCCTTGTATTTTTCCGGGATATCCTGCCACTCGGGTAAGCTCATCTCGCCTTCACCCTTCCCATAATTTCCTGCTTGGCAACATCAATGCCCAGATTCATCTGCGCAGCATTGCTGCCTGCCATCGCCATGCCGTAGTCGCTGGGGCCGCCAGCAATGACCACCAGCCAAGACATATCTCCGTTCTTGGCGCTCTCCAACATTCCCTCCAGCAACTTTACACAGTCGTCCCCACCCGCTGGCATGGTCTTGGGGACAATCAGAGGGCCTTGGCCTGAGATAATTCTGGGATTTTTCAAGACGGCTCTCCAGGCCCAGCAGTTCCCGCTCGCTTGGAATTTGCTCGGATATCCGCGTAGCTGTGCCCCTCAACCGAGACGGCGCCGGCTACCGCGCGGAGTTGGGAGATCGTATTGCGGAGACGTTCAATCTCATCGATCGCCTCTTTGATTACCTCAAAATCTTCCTCATCGTCAGTGCCATGCCATGCCCTGAGTTTTTCAACAATATCCGTCATTTCCAGTTCTCCGTGTTCATCGCAAAGGGGCTGCCCCACGCTTCAATGAGGGTCTTCTCTGCTTGCTCGCGCTCAGGATCATTCACCACAGACCATTCAACGATTTTTGGCTTGTGTACAATGCCTGTCCAATTGTCTGGCATGATAGGTGACCATTCAACAGTCTTTGGCGGATGTACAATGGATAGCCAATTCTCCGGCGTCTCAATAAAATATACGCCGCGCTCGCGCTCATGAGTTCGCAACTTATGGATCTCAGCCAGCGCCTCAGCGCAGATAGCCGATATAGCCGTTCCCCAATTGTTGGTTGATCCCAATTCAGGCCCAAGCTCGGCAGGCCACATCTGGCCCGGCTTAAGATTCGCGACCAGTTCAAGCTTCCTCGTGATGTCCATCATTTGGGATCCTCTGATTTTTCGCCGCTTACCCACGCATACAGCTTCTGGGCATCGGCCAAAAGCTCATCGTTTGTAACCGGAACTTCCGTCATTCCATTCGCAAACTTCGTCCGAGGAACAGCACGCAAGCATTCAAGTTTTGTCACCTCAGTCTCATTCATTGGTCTCATCCTCTCGTTTCGTAAATGAAAACCCACCGTTCTTCACATGCTCGTGGAAAAACTTGCCGATGCTCTCTCCAGCATCATGCGCAGCCATCATCCGGTCATGCAGTTCCTTCGGTACGTCCGGGTAGTCATAGGTTGCGCTACTACGGAATTTCACGGTTAGCTGCTTGCCGTCATGGTCTACCGCAGCAATCGTGCTGGATTTGATCTCGGTCATGCTGACCTCCTGCTGAAACCCGGATACATGGGCTTTTTAGGTGCCCCACGATGCCTCACTGCATCCAACTCCTGTGCCCGGCGCTCCTCATCGCTGCGAATCAGGCCGGTGTCACGGAGATGCTTGATTGCCTGCGTCATTGCATCACAATTATGAACCAAAATTCCATTGGCGTAATAACAATGCGCACCTTCAACTGTGAGATTGTATACGGGCTGCATGTCTTCGGTCCTTCTTTTTCCTATTGGAGTCGACATTTTGACAAATCGGCGAACAAAATATTCGGCGGCGGTTTCTAATATCGTACTCCGCTCCACAGATAATGCAGTTCCCCCTACCAACAACGGGGTGGTTATCAAAAACCTTTCCAGACTGATGCAGACTTTCGAAAGCATGCTTCCGGTGCCATTCTCTGCCTTCCTCGGATCTGTGCCACGCCGCTGCCATCGGCCTAATATCTTCGATGTGTTTGCGTAAGCGCTCAAGACCATTCTTTTTAGGCATCCTTCGATGCACGCCCATCGGTAAACACTCAAGATTAGAAGGCTCGAAATTGAAAGTATTGTAATCGATATGATGAACATCGTGGCCTTTTGGAACCAAACAGGAGTGGTGATGTTCCCAGATCGCGACATGAAGCCCTTTTGCTTTTTTGCGTCCAACATTTCTGGATGATTGCGAGAGATAATATCTTCTCTTTCCGCCCATCCTTCGATAAACGACCCCGTTAAATTCGATCTCATCCGGCGCGCTGTGTTCATCATATCGCATAGATTTACCTTCGAAAGCTTCGTAGCCTGAGTGGTACTATCAATTGCGACAAAACCAAAGTCAAATGTAAAAATTGGGTGATTCGGCGTAGCCAATAACCCATGTCTTTCAATGATGCTACGCATTCCAGTCATGCCCGTAGCGGTTACTTTATGCCATCCAATTGGAGTTAAAACTTTGTCTTCTAATCGAATGTTTTCAATCGGGACATTACCGCGCAATGTAGCAATCATAGTGCCAGCAGCAAAACACAAATCGTCATGCGCCCCATACGGGAAAATAGCCATATTATCAATTACACGGGTCGCCCACTCCCGATCAGGCGCATAGATCATCTCCTGTGAGAACGAAGCCTGAACTGCCAAGACACGGGCGTACTTATCGCCCTTTGGTTCCACGAGCTGAATAGTCCATCCCTCTCGACCATGCGAATTGCGCAATGATTGAGCTGCAGAGATCCCTGACGCCTTACTCTCGATCAGTAGCTTATCCGCCTTGAACCGCTTGCACGTATCCGCGACCCATTCAATCAGTCCCCAGTGGGGCATACAGCGGCGCCGGTACATCGATTCATGTTCGTTGGGATCAACGTCCATCCGAGGCCCGGAGAACTCCAGCCGCTTCTCCCAAGCGTGCACAAGCATGGCACGGTTATAGCCGTGTTCATTCTGGAACACGCCAAGGATAACCAATGCGCTCGGATCATTCTTTTCTTCCTCGGTGTAGGCACCGTCCAAGCTCGCCACGATGTACTCAAACGGCGGGAACTTCTGCCCATCATTGGTCATGTAGACCTCAGCCGGCATCCACCATTCACGCTTGATCAGGCCGCCGCCGCGGGCCTCGGGGGTTTGCTGGAGCTGCGAAGCTGTTGCGAATGGGCCAAGTTCAATTTTCAGGCTCTGAACCGATCTCTCGGAAAACCGCTCAGACCAAGCCAATTCCCCTTCGCAATCCTCCTGATTCGGTCGCCACCGCGGATCAACCCAGCCGATCGATGTCGTATATGGGTCGCCGTTCTCGTCAGCCTGCCAAACAAACTCCATTGGTATGCAGAGATGGGTATATGGCAGGTTCAATCGCAGGATCTCGCCCGACACATCCGCCTCACCCACCCGTTGCGATATGACGATTTTGGCATCGGTTTCCATGTTGTTGAGCCGAGACGACAGCGATTCCCGAAACCATCGGTTTGTCTCATCCATGACCGCCTTGGATTCGCTCTCTTTCACGTTATTTAAATCATCACAGATCGCTCGATTGCCGCGTTTGCCAGTGACCGAGCCTGTAACCGAGCTCGCGAGCTTCCAGCCATGCTTTCGGTTGGAAACCATCGTCATGCCGTTCTGGCGGATCGCGACATGAGGATACATGGCCTGATAATCGGGCGACGACACCAGATCACCGAATCTCTGATTGTCGCGCTCGGTATTGCTTGAGCTATACGAGAACGTCACATATCGAAGATGGGCGAGGTCCATCGCCCCCCATTCCCATGCTGGCCAAAACACATTGGTCAACAGCGACTTCATCGCTCCAGGGAACACATTGATCAGGAGATTGGTTATCTCGCCGTAAGTCACCGCCTCAAGGTGCTCACAGATTGCCTCCAGGACCCACCCATCCACGAATGGCGTGCCAGGCTCCAGCACATGCCAGAAGTACCGCACGAAGCTCAGCAGGCCGCCCTGCCATACCCCATCCTCATCCCGGTAACCTCTGGTCTGGTGCTCGACCTTGGCTATCCTGCGGCGCTTCTCGGCTAAGGCTGCGTTGAAGCGCTCAAGATCGGCACGAGGGATGGGGCGGTTCACGGCTCTGTACGGATGGCTTTGGCGACAATGAGACTTTTGATGTGCTCAATGACACGGCTGCCGGTAGCTTGACCTCGTGGATAATCAATATCTCTGATTGTTTCCATGGACTTCTCAGCCAAACGCAAGGCCTCATCGAGATTTCCCTTGCTCTCTTGCCGTTGGGCAAGATCCATCAATTCCATGGCAACTCTAATGTTTTGTTCGTCGCGCCATTCATCGCTCATCAGTTCTTGCCTTCTTGCGCCGCGCCAGCGCCTGCCTGATTGCTGCATTGACGTGGCTGGGGCTGATGCTCAGCCGCTCGGCAATGGCCCAGTTGGGCATGCCCTTCTCGTGCAGCGCTAGGGCGCGATCGCACTTTGGCACGTTGTTTGGCTTGGGAGGGCTCATGGCTTTAGAGCCTCGTCAATCATGGCCTGCCACCGCGTTAAATCATCCTCAATCGAAAAAGCGGTAGCAAGCATTTCCACCGTTGGCACCCTCAAGGCTTCAATAGCGGTCTGGGCATCGCTCAGGCGCTCCTCGATATGGGTTTTTGACATCTCTGGGCTGCGCCAATGGGTCAAAATTCGACCATATAACCGAACCTGCTGCGCAAGTGACAGTGCGCTCGCCACCCGCTCAACCATCTCCTTCATGCGAACAACTCCCATGCAACCACAGCCCAGAATGCAGCATGGATCACCACGGTAAGGGCTTGGTATCGCAGGAGGGTCATGCCCGAACCTTCGTATTTGTCAGCATATTCGTGAAGACGGAAATATCGGTCTTGCGCTCAACGACAGGGCGGAAAAGTCGCGCGGGCCAAGCATTGCATCTCCATCCGCAAGGATGAGGATTGCCCAGTAAATCTATGCTGAGGAAAGGGAATGCTGGTAAATCCTCCGGGGGACAGGCTGGGCATCTAGCGGAGATAATATAGACTTGCCCCTTGTTGAGGTAACCATAGTGGTCAATCTCCACACAAACCATTTTCTGCCCCACCCTGAACATCATTTCCGTTCTCCATTTGCTTCCGCCGCCTTGAGGAGCCATTCCTCTGCCCAAGCTCGGTCTCCGTTGTAGTATTCGTCAATCGCCAGAACTGCAGCATCTAGGGCGACGCTCAGATCAGCGAGGCGCTGTCTTGCAGAGGCTGGTTCGTGGTCGCATGCGTGGTGTCTCATCGGAGGGACGACCTCTGCATCAGCCATGGCGTCGGCTTCCAGTTGCGTGTTTTCCGAAACCAACGCACAGCGCGGAAGGCCGCGGTCGCGAGCGTGATCCCGCCTATCAGTGCAAAGAAATTGATCATGGATGAGCATTCCGATCGCAGTAGTCATCAACTCCGGCATTGGCAAGATTTGGCCGCTTGCTCAGAGGAGTCGCAGCCGCATAGCAAAATCCTCGGATCCAATCGGCATCAACCGCAGCTTGAGACCGGTTCAATGGTACATCCTGAAGAAAACCGACATACCAACCACCAGCCATAAACCCAAAGGTGAACACTACAAACCATGAGAAAACGATGGCGTGTTTGATGTTCATTTACGCTGTTCCTGCTGTCGTTTCCTAAATTCAATGCCGATTGAACACCAGAGCGGCACGCCATATCCAACCGATATGCCTATCAGAAGCCAACCTAGATCGCGCACGCTCATGTCTTGCTCTCCTTCTGCCGGCGCTTGCGCATGTATTCCTTCATGTATGCTCGATGATACTCAGTGCGGTCAAACTTCGGTTTGGCTTCCGACGAGCTGGCCTTGATACCAACTGACTCTGACGGGATTTTAACCCGCGCCCTAAGCCCCTGGGTGGGACCCCGCTCTGGCTGAGCTACAGAACCGGCCTCAAGCTCGGGACGACGCAATCCCACTCGCGTCGCGACTTTGCCATCTTGGCCTTCGCGTCCTTCCGCGATGCCGTCAGAACTATTGCGGGAAGCGGCCTTAGCCGCCCCCAATGCTTTGATCTGGTCTAGCTTACTCATGCCGCCTCGGTGAGGGGAAGCCACTGAACGCCAGGAACATTCATTTTAATCAGGATTTGCACTACTCCTTCGGCAAAGTCAGCGAGCGATTTATCGCGAGCGGCGTCGGCGGCGTCGGCGGCGTCGGCGGCGGCGGCGGCGGCGGCGTAGGCGGCGGCGTCGGCGGCGTCGGCGGCGGCGTAGGCGGCGTCGGCGGCGTAGGCGGCGGCGTCGGCGGCGT